ATAATTTAATTTCGAACGAAACTTTAATTACCTTATCCTCAAATTCGCAGATGCAGACATTGATTAGGGAGTATGCTACTGGGGTTAACACGTCTATCCTTAGGAATGTTTCTTTGACTCGTGTTCAACCGGAAGGTTATGTTATGAATGTTGGTAGTCTTGAAATGGCTAATATGAAGATGAACATTAAAATGACTAACAAAATTAACATTCAGAATCGAACCAAAAGTGTTAGCGGTTCAGATGATGTTGATCGTGTTGATACTCAACCTTTGGTCGGACGTTCGTTTCATTTTAAACGTAGTACACCGTTAGTTAATCATCATGGTACCATTGGTGTAGCACCTAATATGACGAGCTTGTTTGAACGTTGGGAATCTACAAAGGGTGGTGTTCATCTTATTTCGGATGCTAGTGTTGGATTTGATAGTCATCTGCGCAAGGTCCCGATGAGTTCTTATTTTAAGAATTGTTCCAAGAGTGGTCCTGCAAATTTGGAACCAGGATCTATCAAACAACATACTATTTCCAACACCTATAGTGCATACTATGAGACTTTTATTAAAAAGTTGGCTTGGTTTAATGGTAATACAGACAAAAAGGCACAGAAGATTGGCGATTGTGTTTTATTTGGCTTTGAAGAGAGACTTGATAGTGGAGTTGAAGTTAATATTACGGCTCAATATCAATCTGAAATGAGAGTATTCGGATATATCTCATCAGGCCGTGCTACCAGGTCCAAACCTGTGTTCAATGAATTAAGTTTCAGTGTGTAGAGAACCAGCTATTAGTAAAGACGGAGTGAGAATCGCTCCTCAGTATTACTTACTAATAGCGGTTCTCAATTCTCACGGCGGGATTAAGTTTAGAATGTTCCAGAATGACCAACCATATTTGGAAGGTGATGTGGCAGTCAAGGAAAAAGATATAAATAAACAAAAAATTAAAATAGGACTTATGTCAAGACGCCAAGGAATCTTTTGGTTATTAACTATCCCGCAACATGACTTCACCCCTTACCTCCCCGTCAACTGTCAGTACATCATCGGCCAGCTCGAAATTGGCGAAGGAACCGGCTACTCCCATTGGCAGGTCATGGTGGCCTTCTCAAGAAAAGAATCTCTCGCCGGAGTCAAGACTACCTTCGGAAGTTCTGTCCACGCTGAATTATCCCGGAGCTCCGCTGCCAGCAAATACGTTCAAAAAGAAGACACTAGGGTTGAAGGCACGCAGTTTGAACTTGGGGCTAAACCTTTCTCACGAAACTCCCGTGTGGAATGGGAGTCAGTTTGGACCGCCGCCCAGTCCGGGGACTTATCTACCATCCCAGCGAATGTACGTGTGGTCAATTATCGCACGATTCGAGCCATTGGCGCAGATTATTCAAGATGTGTCGGAATGGAGCGAGAATGTTTCGTCTTCTGGGGGAAAACAGGAACTGGAAAATCTCGACGAGCTTGGGATGAAGCGGGTCTGGAAGCTTACAGTAAAGATCCGCGGAGCAAGTTCTGGGATGGTTACCAATCTGAAGAACATGTTGTTGTCGATGAATTTCGAGGAGGTATTGATATTGCCCATTTGCTTCGATGGCTTGATCGGTACCCAGTACGAGTGGAGATCAAAGGCGCTTCCAAACCTTTGCTTGCTAAGAAGATATGGATCACCTCCAATTTACGACCGAGCAACTGGTATCCTGATGTAGATATCGATACAGTTGATGCTTTAATGCGAAGAATGGTTGTAGAAGAGTTAGAATAAAATAAATAATGTATGGAGGTAGTTACTTTAATTATATCAGGAATAGGGAGCTTGGCCGGACTCCTAACAGTGTACCAATTGTACGTAGGAGGGCACGGCCAAGGCATCTCACTTCGCGTGTTGTCCGCGTGTTGCGTAGGGCGGGTGGACGAGCAAGATCAAGCGTAGCGGTTAGGGATAGGGTTCAGATTGCTAGAAGAGGTTTAGCAAGAGCTTATAATAGAAGACACGGAGTTTTAGGGTTTCATTGGAGTTATCCTGGTAGTAGAATTAATAATAGAGTTTACCAATAATAAATAAAATGGCTTATGGAAAGATGGTTAAATACAACCCTAATCAGGTTGCTACTCGTCCTAATAATAAGAAGCGTCGTAGATCTAGCAGTTATGGGAATGGCATGCAGAATTTAGTTCGGGCTGCACCATATGTTGGTGACGCGGCTGTTGCAGGTTACAATTACTTCAGAACTAATGCAGTTGCTGCTTCAGCAGGAAAGAGAGCTACTAATCCAATTTTAGGGTATAGACGCGGAGGTTATAAACAGGCTAGTACAATTCAAACCGGCAAGTACGCTGGTGGTTTTGGGAAGCTTAAAAAATATTCAGGCGGTCAAAATGATACTGCTCTGAAATCTGGTCATGGGAAGATAACTGAATGTCGCGGATCTGTTGCTGGTCCACATGCTGTTTATGTTGGTTTTAGTACATTCGATCTTATCAATGTTGCTGAAGTTGTAGCAGTCTCCGTGTTGCGTCGATTGTTTAAGAAATGTGGTTATGATATTTCTGATCCTACTGTGAATCTTTCTTTGTCTAATTTGTCTGACAATGATTCATCTCAGTGGGTGTTGAATTGTACTTATTGTGACGCTCAGGGTAATGAAGCTGCAGTGACGTATAATTTAATTTCGAACGAAACTTTAATTACCTTATCCTCAAATTCGCAGATGCAGACATTGATTAGGGAGTATGCTACTGGGGTTAACACGTCTATCCTTAGGAATGTTTCTTTGACTCGTG